CAGACAAACTTGGCTTCCCGGCGTTCTTCGGCGAAGGCATGAAGGCATCGCAGATGGCAGCGGACGCAGCTTCGCGTCTTATGGATGCGAAGCGCATGGGTATAGGGGAAGTAGCGCGCGCATTTGGAGTGCCTCCGCAACTGCTCTACGAGGGCGAAGGGCGCTCGCAACCCGAGATCGCACAGGCGTACGTCACGCACTGCCTCGCGCCGTTCTGCGCCGGCATCGATGCGGAACTGTCGCGCAAGCTTCTTCCACCAGGTGAGCGCATAAAGACTGATCTCGTTCCGATCACACAAGGCGACTTCCGCACGGCCGGCAAGGCGTACGCAGCGCTCATTCAAGTCGGTGCCCTGGCTCCTAACGACGCTCGCGTGCGGCTCGGGTTGCCGAGGATCGCAGGCCTTGACGATCCGGCGCCGGTGATCTCCGGCATCACACCCGCTGCGAATCTCGCAGACGCAGACGAAGGGGACCCACCATATGAGTGATTTAGAAACACGCCAGGCATCCATCGGTGCTGTTGAAGGCAAGACCATCACCGGCTACGCCGCTCTTTACAACTCATGGAGCAAGCCGCTCATGGGTGCGAAGGGCACATTCACCGAGCGCATCGCGCCTGGTGCGTTTGACGCATCGATCGCAGCCGGTGCGTCGCTGTGGTTCATGCACGATTCAAAGCAGATTCTCGCCAACACTAAGAGCGGAACACTCACCCTGGAGTCGGACGCGCAAGGTCTCAAATACACGGCCACGCTCGGCAGTTCAGAGCGCGATTCGCTGGTGTTGGATTTGGTCAGCCGCGGAGTGGTTTCCGAAATGTCCTTCGGGTTTTCCGTTCCACCTGGTGGGGATTCGTGGGCCGGTGAGAAGCGCACACTCAATTCAGTCAATCTCAGAGAGATTTCAATCGTCGAGCAGGGTGCATACAACGCCACCACTGCTCAAGTCCGCTCACAAGAAACGCCAGTCATCACAAAGGTAATCAAGCCAATGAACATCCGCACCATGAATGCAAAGCTCGCAGAACTGCGCGCGCAGAACGTCGAAGGCACTGAAGTAGAGAACCGCGCCGAGATTCTCGCACAGATCGAGGAAATCACCGAAGCGCGCAACGCCGCGATGGCTGCCGCTGATGGCATCCGCGAGGCTGCGACCCCGATTCAGCGCACGATGGACCGACGCGACGCAAGCGAAGAGTGGCGCGCATCGCCCGAGTACCGCGACCAGTGGCTGAGCTACTTGCGCGGCGGCCGTATGCCGGAACAGCGTGCAGCGATGACCACCGCTAACCCTGCGACCAACTCGGTCCTCATCCCGAAGCTGTACACCGATGCCATGGCACATTACGCAAGTATGGCCACCGTGGCCCGCCAATTGGTCGACTACAAGTCCGGCGTGCAGGGCTACCAAACGCTGCGCTACAACACGCTGTTCAGCAATGACGCTATCACGAATGCGTGGACCGTTTCCGACGTTGGCACACAAGCAAGCACCGAAATCAATCCGGTCTTCGCTGAAGTTCCACTGGCTCCGGCAGCGTGCTTGCCGTTCACAACCGTCTCAAAACAGCTGCTTTTGCAGAGCAATTTTGATCTGGAAGCCGAAGTCGTCGAAAACCTGAATCGGCAGTTTGTTCGCAATGCTGAGTGGGGGTTGCTATCCGGGGGTGGTTCAACCGGTACGAACGGTTCGACGCTCAATCAGCCAACTGGACTCTTCACTGTGCAGACTGGTTGCACCATCGCGACTGCAACAAGCACTGGTACATCACGCGCGTTGGCTTTGACTGCCGCGTGCACCGTGCCAAATTTGACCGCGATGCGTTACACCAGTCTTCCTGCGAGCTACTGGGGCACAGCCTCCTGGCTCATGGGTCAGGACGTGTACGCCAAGATCGCCGGTTTGACGATCAATGGAGTGCCCGTGTTCGTCCCATCCGCCGATGCCGTCGGCCAAGCCGGTGCGGGCTTCACGTTAATGGGTCTCCCAGTTTTCGTGAGTGAATTCACTGGTCCTACGCAGGCAACCGGGGCAGGCGCGAAGAACACTATCTTCAGTCTTGGCAACCATAACGAAGGCTACAGCGCTCGCGAGTGGGCTGGAGCGACCATCATGCGCGATGATCTGAGCCTAGCAGCCGCTGCCCAAGTGAAGTTCCAAGGCACGATGTTCATGAACGGCAACTTCACCCGCGCGAAGGCAATCGTGCAGATGCAAGTCACTAACGCCTGATCATCCTCTCAAGTAGCTGCGGGGTGGGGTTTCGACCTCACCCCGCAGTAGCGAGGCTCTATGTCTATACCTGCAGTACAACCAGGGCTGGCGGACGTGCGTGCCTGGCTGAAGCGCATGCACAACGAGGACGATCCGGCCATCGCCGCGGCGTTGGCTGCATCGCTGTCGGCGTGGATGGCCGCGACTAACAAGGAATTGAAGGACATCACGGACGAAGAGTGGCTTGCCATTCGGATTCAGGTGGGTCATATCGAGTCATTCCGTGGCGATGACGCCGTAACTCCGGAGCCTCACCCGTTCATCCAGACCATGCGGCGGATGCACAGCACACAATCGATCGGATGACATATGGCCGGCTGTGGATTCTGGCGCGACGTCTTCACTGTGCAGCGATCCACTCAGACGGTGGACGCTCTGGGTCAGGCTGATCTAGCCTGGCTCACTATCGGCACGGTCCGCGGGATCATCAAGTACGGGCAGCGCGAAGTCATCGGCGACATGGGGGTCGCGGTTCGGACTGAACTGGAGATTGAAACCTCCTATAGCCCACTGGTAGAGGCTCGGTCCCGTTTGTTACTTGGTGTTACGCCCTACAACATCTCCAGCGTGGTTGATCCTGACAACGGGCGCCGGAAGCGTCTTCGCGTTCTGGCGACGCAGGAGATGCAATGACTAGGCAAGTAGTTAACAAGGGCATCACGCAGATCAGATTTGCTTCCGACAATTCGACGGTGAATGCAGCGCTCGGCCGGCTGAGCGCGGAACTGAACGAGCAAGCACGGCGCAAGGGCATCCGCAGGGCGCTACGTCCGTTCGTGACGGAGCTTCGCGGCGTAGTCGGCACTGGACCCTATCGCGGCAAGAACCTCCACCGGAAGGCAATGGCGAGCGCTACGGGCATATTGATCAAGCGTGGGGGCCCTGGTCCTCAGTCGAAACTGATCGCGCAGCTGGGCGTCCGGTACGGCAAGAAGGGCGGCAAGGCTGCGCGTGGTCGGCAGGGCGTGTTCCACCTGCTCGAGCAGGGGTACAGGCACGGCGGCAAAGGCTCACAGAAGTACACGAACTCCGCGAACCCGTCACCAGGCAAGGGCAATACCTGGTCAAAGCAGCAGGACCGCGACCCGGCTGGCCGGTTTACATCACCACGATTCCGAGTGGCACGCGGTGGCGCGCGACGCATTCCCGGAAGTGGTCGGGCCCGCGCTTGGGCACAAACAGCCATTGGGCGAATTACGGATGCAATGGCACGCGAGGTCCTAGTAGAGGCGCGGAAGCTCCTCGGGGGGGCGAAGTAATGGCACTGAGCAACTGCATGAAGGCGCTCTACACCCTGATCGCTTCGGGAACCTACCCGGTGAGCGTGGGACTACGGCGCGCCGGCGATACCACGCCGATGATCGTCTACGAGGTGTCACAGGTCGATATCGACTGTCTCATGATCGGCGGCGACGCAGGGCACTACACGATCTCGGTGACTGCTGACTGCGTAGCGGATACGTCGCTCCTGGCCTGGACAGTCGCGTCTGATCTTGTGGACGTATTCGCAGGCGTCTATGTCGACAACGGGGAAGATATCAAGCTGGTGCTGTCGGGCGTCAACGCGACGGCAAGAACTGAAACACCGGACGACGGGCAGAGCGACGCAGAGCGCGTGGTGTCCGTCACCCTCACAATCCTTGGAAAGGAAATCTAATGGCACTCATCTCAGGCTTCGGCGGCACATTGGTGTTCAGCGGTTCAACCACGGTCAAGTGCCGTAGTTTCACCATGTCAACGGAGCGCGAATCGCTCGAGGTGACGCTAATCGGCGACTGGCGAAAGAAGTACGCGCCGGGACGCGTCCGCATTTCGGGTACTGTCACTCTGTTTCGCCAGGACACAACAGTAGACGCGACGCTGAGGGCGCATCTGTTCCCGACGAATCTCATAAACAGCGTCAATGCTTTCCTCACGCTGAAGTTCACCGACCAGGGTGGCGTGGTCTACAACAACACGATGGACGGCGGAAGCACGGATTACAGCGTCCAGATCACTTCAGCCACGTTCAGCGATGACGGATCTGGCGCCGGTACTTGGGAACTCAGCTGGGAGGCTCAGTGAGTCTAGACCCGTCCAAGGTAAATGCATCCGCGCCGCGCACGGTCGAGATACCAGGCATCGGTCAGGTCATCGTCAGGCGCGCCACGCTTGCGGATCTCGGGTTCGCTGCAGATATGCAGTTCTGGTGGGTGCGCCTATTCAGCCTCCCGGACGGATCGCCGCTGTTCGCGCCTGGTAGTGATGTGGGCGCGCTCGACCATGAGGTCGCATCGGCGCTTCTCGAGGAGGTGAACCGTCCGCGTTTTACTCAGCCGGTGAACGCCGGCAGTGGAGAATCGGGAGTCCCGAAATGAGGCAGGGCATGGACGCCGGACTGGCTGAGGAATTGACCTGCGAGGAACGGTGTGAATACCTGCTGACGGTGATCGCGTCCGCATTGACGCACAAGAAGCCGAGCCAATTCGCACCCTGGCTGAGGAAGAACAATGGCTGACAAGAGCATGAAGTCAGTGATTTGGGCGGAAATGGATACCACGGGGGTGACCCGTGGCGTCGCCAAGACCACCGCGGAACTGACCAAACTCAACCGCACGGCCGCGTCGGGTGCTCGGTCTGCCGGAATTACTGCGACGCTTCAAATGACGCAAGCAGCATTTCAGGGCGTGGGCACGCTGTTCGGTAATGTGGAACGGCGCATGAACGAACTGAACGCCGCGGCGTTGAAGTTTAGTGGGCCGGCGATGGGCGCCAACATGATGGCGAACGCTGAACGATTGAAGGCGGATATCAGCATTGCCAAGTCTGTCACGCCGGGATCGATCGCTATGTCTAAGACCAAAGAGGACTTGGCTGCCGGCGAGGCTGCGCGCATTGAGCGCCAAGCAGGAGGCATTAACGCCGGCATGGGTGCAGTCGGTCGGGCGCGGGGGAACCTTGGTGCGACGAGTGACATGCTGCTCGAAATGGGCGGCACGTGGTTCTCTGGCATTGAGAAGCTATTCAGCGGCGATATTCAGGGAGTGATGGACACTCGTTCGCAACTCATGGGGCAAGCCGGCGAACTGGTCAGCGCGGAGAACTATTCCTACGCAGCGCAGACACCTGGGCGCGGGATGCAGGGCAGCGAAGAACTACTGCGACAGATCGCCAAGAACACTAGCGGGGGAGCACAGTAATGGGTGTCTTCGGCATCATCGAACTGAAGGATTCGCGCGTCTACAACTTCGCGGCAGCGGATGAGACAACGCTGACGGCTGTTTACCTGGCGTACTGGGAACCAACCACCGCCGGAGAACTGTATCCAGGAGACGGTCCGACCTTGGGTCAGACTGGGATGCCGATAGTGAACACGCGTCCGCCGGCGGCGATTCATTCGCCAAACGGGACGATGCAGACATACTTTGCAAACTTCGTCTGCCGGTCAGTCACAGTGACCCCGGAGACGGCAGTACCGTTTACGTTCCGGGTCGAGGCGCAATACTCCAGTATGCAGCCGGCTGAGCCGACTAAACAGGGCTACGGGACAAAGCAGACTCGACAGATCACTGGGCGCAGTTACGCCGAGTACCGAACGGGCGTCACTTTGCCGACCGGCGGAACAGCTGCATGGCCACCTACAGCAGACATCGGCGGCACGAAGCGCGACCTAAACGGGAACCCGCGCATGAAGGAACTGCCGCAAGTCACGTACCAGGTGGAGTACAAGTGGGATCGTTCACCGTTGATCAGCACTACCGATGGCGTCGATCCACCGTTCCAGACTTGGTTTAGCGCTATCAATAAGCGGAACAGCGTTGCGTTCATTGGAGCAGGTATTGGAACCATGCTCTACAAGGGAGCAAGCGCGACACTGGACCGCGAGATCTGGCGCGTAGTGCACACATGGATCTTTGATCCGTACTTCCATCTCGAGCAGATGCCGACCCCAAACCCCACCGGCTTACCGATTCTCTTGCCTGGTGTCTCAATCAGCGGTCTGCAAATACTGCAATGCAGTAGCGTCGGGTGGTATCAGCGCTACCCCGACATTACAGACTTCAACACTTCGTTTATTGATCCGGCAAACCTGAGTGATCTAACGAAGGCGTACCCGCCCAAGCTCTTCTAATGTCCTACTCGCAGCCACTATTTCATGGCGGTATGTACGGCAAAGCGAACGCCGTGGTTTGCAATGGTTGGCAACAGGCCGCTAACGCAACGAACAGATTCGGCGAAGCAATGCGATGGGCTGATGACACGATGGCGCGTGGTCAAATCGTCACCAGTGCGCTATGCGAAATCACCGCAGCCGCAGTCATGAGTGGCAATGTAAATAGGTGGACGTATTCCGTCAGACTATGGACGCCACCGCCACCATCGGGTTCTGGTATCAGCGCGCCAACCGATGACCGATTCACCTACACCACATGTCGAAATCTCCGCGAGGAGTACAACGATTCAGCCTACGTGGATGGGATGAGTACATCATCACCGATCATCAGTATCGGGCCGGTGGGATCAAAGTGGAATGGAAGCGCCTGGAGCACAACCGGACTTGAGGCGAAGGTCATGGTGTACGTGGTCTACAACACAGCCGGCAAGGTGTACCCGTTCTTCGACCGACCAAACCCACTGAGGTGCAGCTAATGGCCAACCTAACCCTAGTCACTCCGATCCCGCCGCAAGTCATCTGCAGAGGTGAGGTGTTCGCCGTCTCAATGCACGTCCACGATGACGGCTCGAACTTCAACTGGACGAACTTCACGCCCGTCGGCAAGATCACTGTGGGCACGATCACCATTGCAGCTAGCACCGCGACGGTCATTAACGCTGCCGGCGGCACTGCCAGCGTGTCCTGGACTGCGGCGCAAACGCTGACCGTGGACGCCAATTCGTGGGGCACCATCGTGCTCTACGCCGACCCGACATCCGGCAGCGAGAACCGACACATTGCGACCATCTTCGCACGCATTACAGCAGAAAGCATTCCGTAAATGTACACCTCAATGTTTCGCAAGGCGATGCTCGGCGACACGGCGAAGCTCTCACTGGACTTCACCACGGGCACTGTGCCAACAGCAGTGACGTTCACACGCGCAGACTCCACGGCGCGGGCTACCTACATCGATGCCAGTGGGTATGTGAAGACGGTTGCCAGTGCTGGTGATGCGCGATTTGATTACGTGGGAGGCGTCGCTAAAGGTCTTCTTATTGAGGCAGGGGCAACCAATCTCTTTTCCCAGTCAAACGATTGGACGGTATCACCTTGGTCGAAGCCTGCTGAAATTACTTGGGACGGCTCAACGACTGCGACCGCGCCAGATGGCGTGAGCGCTGCCAAACAAATTACGGTTACCAGTGGTTCTAGTGCTTCAGTTGCTCAATCTGTTGCCAGTGGAACAGATAGAAGTCTTAGTGTTTGGATAAAGGCAGGCAGTCTAAATAGTTTTTCTATTGGAATTTTCAACCCCGCTGACGCATGGGGAACAGGCGGAACCAACACAGCGTCCATTATCAGCGGTCCAGGATCGATTGCTCAGCAGGTCGGTTCCTTGTGGATAGTCACAGGATTGTCAACTTCACAATGGACGCGAGTTCAACTATTCAGATCCGTTGCAAGCACAACTTTGCTCGCGTATCCCGGTCAATCGAGTGGGTCTATTACTGGGACTGCTTATCTTTGGGGCGCGCAAATTGAAAGCGGGACTCAGGCTTCAAGCCTAATCCAAACTACAACCGCTTCACTCACACGCCTCGCCGATGATGCCGTAATTCGCAGTAC